CAAGGAGGGTGACGCGGTCAAGTTGGGAGAAGTGGCCGAGTATTGTATTCAGGATACGGTCCTGCCGCACAAACTCATGGAGAAGCTGTGCCAGATCCAGAACCAGGTGGAGATGGCCAAGGCGTGTTGGGTGCCCTTGGCGTTCCTGAGCGAGCGCGGTCAGCAAATCAAGGTGTTTTCACAAATGGCCAAGAAAGCCAGGGAGCTCAATTTCGTCATTCCGACGTTCCGGAGGCCGAACGGTCCGGACGAAGGCAAGTACGAAGGTGCGACGGTTCTAGAAGCGCAGACGGGTGCGTATTACGGGCCGATCACAGCACTCGACTTTGCGAGTCTGTACCCGAGTATCATGTGCGCCGAGAACCTATGTTATTCAACGCTGGTCATGAACTCCCGGTACGACAACTTGCCAGGCGTCACGTACGAGCAGTTTGGACCTCATAGGTTTGCGCAGACTTCGGGAGAGAAACCTATAGTTTCTCTCCTCCCCACCATCCTCGCAGACCTCAAGGCGTTTCGTAAAAAGGCCAAGAAGCTCATGGCCCTCGCTGAAGGGACGCCAATGGAGGCTGTTTACAACGGCCAGCAACTCGCCTACAAGATCAGTATGAACAGCATATACGGGTTCACGGGCGCGTCGAAGGGCATGCTTCCGTGCGTCGCCATCGCAAGTACAGTCACGATGCGAGGACGGCAGATGATCGAGGAGACGAAGAATTACGTCGAGGCCAACTTCCCTGGTGCAAAGGTGAGGTACGGGGACACGGACTCAGTGATGGTCGAGTTTGACGTGCAGGGACGCAAGGGTCAGGAGGCTATCGACTATTCGTGGCAGCAGGGGGAGATGGCGGCCGAGCAATGCACGAAGCTTTTCAAGGCTCCAAATGATCTAGAGCTTGAGAAGGTCTATGCACCGTACGTACTTTACAGTAAGAAACGCTATGCGGCGAAGATGTACGAAAAGGGACGGGACGGGACGGTCGTTTTCAAGAAGATTGACATCAAAGGCCTTCAGGTTGTCCGGCGTGACAGTTGTCCTTTCGTTCGGGAAACCCTAAAAAGGCTTCTCGAACTCATTCTCGAGTCGAGCGATCCGAGACCGGCAATCGAACTTGCGCGAGAAGCCGCCAAGACCTTGATTCAAGGAAAAGTGCCTATCGAGAAGCTGCTGATGAGCAAGCAACTGGCGTCCGCGTACAAGGTGCCGATGCCTCACGTGGCGGTTCGTGACAAGATCAGATTGCGCGCGCCGGGTTCAGAGCCTCAACAAGGCGACCGCGTCCCTTTTGTGATTGTCAAGGGAGAAGGGAGAATGTATGAAAAGGCGGAGGATCCTGTGTGGGTTCGAGAAAAGAATGTACCGCTTGATTTCCAGTATTATTTTACGAACCAGTTTAAAAAGCCGGTACAGGATCTACTCGAACCGCTCGTGAGTGCCGACCTTATTTTCGATCGTAAATTTATGGCCAAGACTGAGAGCACGACGGAGGTGGCGGCGCGCAAGGCGTTCCTGTCCATGTTCTCCAAGAAGGTCCTATAAACGATTCGCACCCTAAAATAACAAGTCGAAATGGAGCAACAGATTCTGGAACTCATTGAAGAGGAGGTTTCGCGCCGAGTCGGCCTTCAGATATCCGAGACTCTCAAGGTGATTTCAAAAGCCTACGATTTACCTATTGAACAGTTGGTCAAGGACACGGCCGGTATTGAATGTTCTTTCTGCAAGGGAATTCTAAAGAACAAAAAGAGGTGTCTCAAGGTGCCCAAAGAGAATGGGTACTGTGGGTTTCATCAGTCTCAAGTTCCGGTGCCTGCTCCTAAGCTCGTGGAGAGGGTCAAAGCACCTTGGGAAGTGTAGTTAGAGATTTGAGAGCTCTAAAACTTAATGAGCAAGTCGGATCTTCTTCTGACGAGCCTCTCTAAATTTTTTGATGTACCAGAGAATCGTGAGAAGCTTCACGATATTCTGGGACACCGCAAGGGTATATCCCTCCGCAAACTCGAGTGGTTCGTGACGAACTACGCCAAGGCTAACCACGTGACGTACACCACGCCGACCGGGAAGATGTTCACGGTCCACGTCGCCTACAAGTCGAGTCTGGATGGCTACAGCAAGAAGCTGTTCGACCCTTTTTGTCGTACGGAGCGCGTCGAGTTTCAAGGGTTCACGACGACGTGCGCCCAGTTGAACTTTCTCAGGTGGTGCGTACAGAACGCCATCATCGAATACCTTGAGAAGGCTCCTATCAAACATAGGGAAGACGAGCAAATCCTCCCTGGAACTCTAGAAGAGTGTAGCCATAGTAAAACATATACAAATTGTATCCCTGAGAAATCTGCGTTGCATAGCTCGGGTTGAAGACCAGCGTCAGAGTTGTCGTCTGTGAATTAAGCTTTGAAAAATTGAGGTACCCACCCTGGTTGTACTCTTTGGGGGTGAGACCGAACGAATAACTATAAATACTCTTTGAAGGAATGGAAAGTCCATGCTCCAAAGGCTGCTTGAACGTGTAGTACAGCGACCCTTGGAACGTGCTCAGAATATCAACGTTATTTAGTGTAATTTTAGCAGTATCAATCACGTCGACGTAATTAGACTCTCCTGATGGAAAATTGAGCTGAACACCCGTCTGAATGTACTGGGTCGTGTATCCGTAGTTGTATCGTGAATCTGAATAAAGACCTGACGATACGTCTTCATAATTTTTGTTCCTAAAAAACCATGCGAGGGTCTGGACCGGGAAGGAGGCTGTGAGCTGGAGCTGAGGGTTGCCCGCCGAGAATGTGAGCGTCGATTCTTTCTTTACGCGATTCACGATGTACTTGAGGGGTGTGTTGGTATAGTACAGCTTTTCCGCATTTTCGAGTAAAATTTCTTCAGTCACGAGTTTGGGAAGGACCAAGTCGGTCGTGTGTGGAGCGGCCACGTTACACCACCACGTGTTGGGCTGGAAGGTGAAGCGGACGTACAGACGTTGGTTCCACATGGCGCAGAGAGGGAAATAAGGCCGGCGGAGGCGATCGTCATCGTGGTCGTTGTGGGTCTTGCGGCGGCAGAAGAAAAACTCGAGGGGGATGATGTAATCCGTCGATACTTGGGAGTTGATGTTCGAGCCACCGACCGCCTGAAACATGCCCGTCTGCTCATCCGCATCCAGGAACAACTGGTCGCGAATGATGTACCAGTCGTCGTAGAGGGTCTCGATGACCGTCTCGTTCACGAGGAGATCCACCTGCTTTATCAAGGCGCGTCCAATCTGAGAGGAGTACTGTGCACCGCCGGGCAAAGCAGGCATGGTCACTTTGAGGTACATATTCGACAAGAGGTGGCCGAGCTCGGTAGGTAAAAGCTCTAACTGAATCGTCTGATTCTGGTACGAAGGGTTAGGAGGTGGGAAAGGAATGACGCGCTGGTACATGACGGAGTTGGTGTGACGTTTGAAATCCGGATTCCATTGAGACTTTGTGAAATCTTCCAAGAGGAGGTGATCCTCCTGTGGACCTATAGCGTGCAGAGCCATCACAGACCCTGAACTGAAACCGCGACCCACCACGTCACTCATAGGCCCTCTTTCCTGATTTTCATATTTAAAACCAGTATTGAGATCCCGGAGAGGTACTGTTGTTGCTCCACCTTTTACGTTTTGATTAATTTCAATTTGAAATTTCTGAAGAGAAGTTTCAATGCTTTTATCAAAATTTGTGAAATTAGCAGGAACGAATGTACTCATAAACCCTGGTTCTTTGACGATGGCCTTTGTATAAACGTGCTCGTTTGTGTTTTCAGGTGGTGTGCTGCCGTCTATGGGGGTCAAAATGGCAAACATTTCTCGTTTTGGAACTAGGGTGCCGGCAATCCATTTTTGATAAGTCAGGTCGGTATATGAAACGACGCGACAAGGAGGCAGTCCTGCGAGGTCTTCCACCGTCCACCCGACCCCAAAGCCAGCAGGTGGGTCGGCTGTTAATATGTAATTCGTGACATTCTGAACAACAGTATAATAACCTGAGATGACACCCTTCCGCTTCAGCGCTGTGTAGTCGATTTGACCCGGCGGATAAAGAGTTGCGCCCGTGACGGTTTGATAAGGTGCGACAGCCTGTTCGGTGTCTGACTGGACCCTGAACGACCACGCGTAGGACTCCGACTTGGTGTCTGAAATCGCAACCACTCGTTCTTGAACTGTTAAATTCAAATCCGAACCGTCACTGACAGCCAGTTGCCCCATGAGCCCAGTGATGCCAGTGGCCGTCCATCCTTCTTTTATGTACTGTCTGGTCTGATTAAGAGTAGTGGCGTAGAATGTCACATAGTTATTTCCGGTCAACAAATAGAATCCGTTAATTTCAATTGGATTCAAAACGATATTCACACCTGGAACGGAGGCGGG